TCGCCCTGGTCCGGCCTGTCGGTTGGCTAAGTCCAGGGTTAAATCCAAATAGGCCGACTACGCATGTAGAACTGGTTGCGGAGGGCTTGCGGACGGGGGTTCAATTCCCCCCGGCTCCACCATTTACACTTCCGCTGAAGTACACAGAAAGCCGGGAAACCCAATTAAATCAAGGGTTCCCGGCTTTTTTTCGTCCGTCAAGGTCCAGTTTCATCCGTTGACTGCCGCGTATCTGTGCGGGTAGTTTTACGGGTAGTTACCCACTACCCATAGCCAACTACCCGCAATGCTCACTGACGCCGCGATCCGATCCGCCAAGCCTGGCGAGAAACTTCAGAAGCTGCCCGACTCCGATGGCCTGTACCTGGAGATCACCCCCACGGGCAGCCGGGGGTGGCGATTCCGCTACCGCTTCGACGGGAAGGAAAAACTCATCAGCCTGGGGGTTTATCCCACCGTCAGCCTGAAGGAGGCCCGCCAGCGCCGCGACGAAGCGCGCCGAATGGTGGCGAATGGGATCGACCCGAGCGCGGCTCGCAAGGCGCAGAAAGCGGCGCGGGCCGGCCGGGCATCGAACAGCTTCGAGACGGTGGCGCGGGAATGGTTCGAGGTCTGGAAGGCTGACAAGGCCGATGGCCACGCCGACAAGATCATCGCTAGGCTGGAGAAGGACATCTTTCCCTGGATCGGCGGCACGCCCGTCGCCGACATTACCGCGCCCATGGTGCTGGAAGTTCTGCGCCGCATCGAGAAGCGCGGCGTCATCGAGACAGCGCACCGGGCCAAGACCAACATATCGCAGGTCATGCGCTACGCCATCGCCACCGGCCGCGCCGAACGCGACCCCTGCCCCGACCTGCGGGGGGCGCTGAAGGTTTACCGGGGCACCAACTTCGCCGCGATCATCGACTCGGTCGAGTTAGGCGAACTGCTGCGCGCCATCGACGCCTACAAGGGCGGCATCGGCACCCGCGCTGCCTTGCAACTGGCGCCCCTGGTCTTTGTCCGACCCGGCGAGCTATGCGGCGCACGGTGGGCTGACATTGACCTGGACAAGGCCGAATGGCGGTACACCACCAGCAAGACCGGCACTGAACACCTGGTGCCGCTTGCCCGCCAGGCCGTCGGCATCCTGACTGACCTACGGCAGTACACCGGCGGCATGGAGCACGTCTTTCCTGGCCAGCGCAGTCCCAAGCGGCCGATGACCAAAGAGGGCCTGCTTGCCGCCCTGCGCCGGATGGGCTACGACAAGGAAACTATGACCATCCACGGCTTTCGCGCCACGGCCCGCACGCTGCTGGCCGAGCAACTGCACTATCCGGCAGAAGTCATCGAGCACCAGCTTGCGCACGCGGTTCCTGATGCCCTGGGCACGTCCTACAACCGGACGAAATTTATCAAGGAACGCCGAGAAATGATGCAAGCCTGGGCCGACCACCTGGACAAGCTGAAGGCCGGCGCGTCCGTCGTTTCGATTAGCAAGACCGCCGCCTGACGGGTTCAGGTAAAGCGGCGGCCGAAGTGCTGCAACACCAAGGCCGCCTGACCATAGCACAACCACTTGGAGGTTCGTATCATGGCTGAAGCCCATTCTACCGAAACGCAGTATTCCCTCTCGGCGAACCAGGCGAGAGCGAGCAAGACTGCCCTGTGCCCCAAAAGCGCCAACCCTGGCCCGAATGCCTACGCGATCAAAGCAGAAGGCGATTGCCTAGCACCGGAGTACAAGGATGGGGACACCATGATCTGCGATCCAGATCAAGAGCCTTCCCCCGGTGATCTCGTCGCTATCTGGTGGAAAGATGGAGCGAGGCAACCTATGGTTAAGCGCCTTATTACGCCGCTTATTCCGCAGTCTTGGTGGGGCCTGAAGTTTGTAGATATAAAGGAGCCTACCATCGGATTTGAAATGCTCAACCCGCCCAAAAGTTTTGCTGTGCCCGTATCACAGCTTGATGCGGTGCATAAGATCATTCATGTCATCGTCGCGTAAGTGAAAGGAGCCAGCACCTAATCCGTGCTGGCACCTTATTGCCCTGGACTGTGTGAGGACAGCAAGATGAGTAAGCTGTACAAGCTGAAAGAGTGGTTAACAATTTCCGATGCGGCCAAGTATTTGACTCACTCGCTTGAAGAGGAGGTAACAGAGGCTGATGTGTTGCGATTAGGACTTGATCAGCATCTCAAGCTATCTGTTTACCTGCCCAATGGAGCTATAGTAAAACGCGGAAAAATTGTCACGCATAGCCTTGATGAGTTGATAGATGCTATCGCCCGTAACGAAGCTCCCGATAACCTGAATTGGGTGCCGGTGCCACGCTCATTCGCTGAAAAAGGGCTGGCTGCCATTCGTGACGATTCGGATGAGAGTGTTCCATTCATCACATCTCTACGGCTAAATGACAGTCAATGGATAACTCTGAACCATGAAAAGGTATCTTCAGTAGGGGGCGTTTGGGATTTGCCCATGATCGGAGGTGAGCGCCTAGATATTGAACACCAGTATCTTGCTCTAACCGGAGGGCCTTCTATAACCGCTGAAACCTTAGATGGTGCGTTCATCTGGCGGGGGGCTGATGACATATGCCAAGTTCAAGCAGATTTTGACGATAACGAGTATCTGAGTGGGTCAAAGGCGGCGGGCGCAGCTCTCGAATTGAGGATTGTCAGTGAAGGGATAGAAAAAGAAGAAGCTGAAAAATTGCGCACGGCCTTCATTGCTGAGCGCAAGAAATATAAGGAAAAGCGGAAAGCTCAAAAGTACAATGAGAATTTCTACCCGTCTGGAGCATTGCCGGACGATGCAGTAATTGTGGTGCGAACGAAGTCGCTGGATGAGTTTAAGCAAAGAATAGCCGAGCCAGTCACTAAAGATGTGGGCACCCGCGAACGGGATACGCTTTATAAGATCATCATCGGCATGGCAATTCGGGGGTATGGACATGACGCCTCGGCACAGCGAAGTAGCGCGATTGCCGATATTGCCCGAGACCTGGAAGAAGTTGGGCTTCCCGTCTCCGATGACACTATCCGCAAATACATGAAGGAAGCTGCCGCCTTGCTGGACAGCAAATCGGCGTAGGGGTGCCTACCTAACCCGAATTCGGATATGGCTTAACCGAATTCGGACACCGCTGTACGTTGGTTATTCAACATGTGAACCGTCCGCCATCTACCACGGAGGTTCATATGGACGTTACTACTTCCCGCATCATCCGCCTGCCCGAGGTCCAGCGTAAAACCGGCTTGGGCCGCAGTTCGATCTACAAGCACATGGCCTTGGGGAATTTCCCGCAAAGCCTGCCGATGGGCATGCGCGCCGTCGGCTGGCTGGAACGAGACATTGATAACTGGATCGCCGAGCGTGTCCAGGCTGCCCGCCATGCGTAAGGGGGCGGGTCATGGGGAAAAATTCTGTTTATCGTGCTGGCACGATAAAGCGCGAGCGACGCACCAAAGCGGCCCTGGAACAACTCGATCAGCAGATCCTGGACGTGCTGCGCACCGACCATCCGCAATCGGTGCGGCACGTGTTCTACAGGATGACCGATCCCCGACTGCCCGAGCCGGTCGAAAAGTCGGACCGTGGGTATAGGCACGTCCAGGACCGTTGCGTGAAGCTACGCCGGGCGGGCCGCATTCCCTATAACTGGATCGCCGATATGAGCCGGCGCGGGTACTTCGTGAATACGTTCTCGGATGCTGCCGACTTCATCCGGTCTATGGCCGGGCATTACCGTGCGGATCTGTGGCGCGATGCTGAATCCCGCTGCGAGGTCTGGGCCGAGTCGCGCAGTATCGCATCGGTCCTACTGGATGATTGCCGTGATCTTGCCATCGATCTGTACCCCTGCGGCGGCTTCAGCAGCCTATCCTTTGTCCATGAGGCCGCCGAGCAGCATAACCATCTGGACGATGACCGGCCGCTGGTCGTTCTGTATATCGGTGACTACGATCCGGCCGGCGTTCTTATCGACCAGGCATTGGAGCGCGAGTTGCGCCAGCACCTACGCGCCGACATCGACATGGACTTCCGGCGCATCGCGATCAACGAAGAACAGGTCGAAATCCACGACCTGCCCACAAAGCCTAGAAAGGATGGTGACAAGCGATCCCAACACCTGACCTACACCGTCGAAGCTGAGGCCATGCCGGCAAACTTGCTGCGTGCCCTACTGCGTACCGAGGTGGAATCGCTGCTGCCGAGCAACGCCTTGGCGGTTACGCGCGTGGCTGAAGAATCCGAGCGTGCGTTCTTGGTGTCGATGGCTCACTCGTGGGCACGCTGAATGAGCGCAGCGAAAAACAAACGCCGGCACGACAGGGACGGGGGGCGCTTCTTGGCCCTGCCGCATGTCGTCATGGAGTCTGAAGCCTTCAAATCGCTGACGGGGCATCAGGTCAAGCTGCTGGTGGATATTGCCATGCAATTGACGGCGGGTAACACTAACAACGGAAGGCTGTCCGCTTCATGGCGTTACCTGTCGGAGGATCGAGGATGGACAAGCAAAGACACGATCCGCAGTGCATTGACCGTCCTAGAGGAACGCGGACTGATTTTCTGCACCCGCAAGGGCAGGCTTCCTAAGGTGGCCGCCTGGTACGCCGTCTGCTGGTTGCCCCTGCATCACCATCCCGATATGGATTGCGGGCCGCAGGCACTACCGCGTGGCGCTTACGTCCGATGGACAGAAGAAAACGCATTCCCTTGCCCGAAAACCGTACTTAAGAGTGATCCCATTGGCCCGAAAACCGTACTTAGCGCCTAATCTATAGGCCCGAAAACCGTACTTGTAGGGCAATTTTTCGGAAATTCATAAGCCCGAAAACCGTACACCTTCTAGATATACCATCTGCACCAGGAGAGCACACAATGAACAAGCCCCGAGTGACTGAACTTCGCGTGGACGGTTTCGACGTCGGCCTTTTTTGGGTGGCACTGAACGACCTGAGGCCATATGGCGCAACAAGGGAACAGGCCATAAAGGCGTTCTGCAATCAACAGGGCTACAAGCATAGCGGCCAGGTCGTATTCGACGACGCCGAATACATCGTCGTCAGACCGGTCGCCCGTAGCAATTAACCAACATCAAGAAAATATTTATCATCCGCCAAAATCCACCACCGTTTTCATTCAATTAGGCATATTGCGCGGCCCCTGTTGGAATGCTATTTACTGTACGGAAATACAGTATTTCATCCTATAGGAAACGATATGCCCACCATTCACGAAATCCGCGAGACCCGCGCCGCCAAGGTGGCCGAAGCCCGCGCCCTGCTGGCCGGCGACATGACCGCCGAGAAGCAAACTGCCTTCGACAAGCTGAAGGCCGAGATCACCGACCTGGAAGCCGCCGAACAGCGCCAGCAATTCATCGACGACATGGAGCGCCGCGCCGCCGGCGAGCCAGTCAATGGCGGCGACGGCCTGGCCGACCTGGAAAAGCGCGTGTCCCTGCTGGACGTGCTGCGCAGCCAGATGGAAGGCCGCAGCCTGAGCGGTGCCGCTGCCGAATACTCGCAAGAGGCAGAGCGCCGCACTGGCCGCAAGGCGCCTTCGTCCCCCTGTCCCTGCTGGAGCAGCGCGCCAACACCACGACCAGCGCATCGGAGATCGTGCCGACCGTCCACCGCGCTGACCTGTACATCGGCCCGTTGCGTGAGGCCCTGATCGCCCGCCGCCTGGGCGTGCGTGTGTTGACCGGCCTGCGCGGCAACCTGTCCATTCCGAAGTACGGCAGCGGCCTGGAAACCGGCTGGGTGGCCGAAGGGGGCGCGGTACCCGAAGGCGATATGGCTTTCGACTCGGTGGGCCTGGAACCCAAGCACGTCGGCGGCAAGACCGAAATGTCCCGCCAATTGATCCAGCAGTCCAGCCCCGAAATCGAGCAGCTTGTACGCGATGACCTGGCCTTCCTGATCGCCAAGCAGATCGACCGCGCCATCATCGCCGGCACCGGCACCAACAACGAGCCGCTGGGCGTGCTGAACTTCACCGGCGCGCAGCCGCGGCGGTGTCCAGGTGCGAGCGATGGCGACGGTAGGCACGGCCTGCCGCCACGAACAAGCCTTCGTGATCGCCAACGACCTGACTGCCTGATCGGCCAGGCTGATGACGTGTGGTGCGTACAGCCGCACTTCTGGACGCCCAAGCAGGGCCTACAGGACCGCGAACGCCGCGACCGTGCCCCGTACCTTGCCTGGGCGCAGCAAGGCTTCCTGCGCGTTTGTGATGGCGCGGCAATCGACTATGAACAGGTAGCCAGCGACATGGCGGAAATCCTGGCCGACGTGGATATACAGGCCGTCGCTTTCGACCGCTGGCGCATGGACGTGCTCAAGCGTGAACTGGACCGCCTGGGCCTGGACTTCCCGCTCGTTGAATGGGGCCAAGGCTTCAAGGACATGTCCCCTGCGCTCGATGCACTGGAAGCCGCGCTGCTCAATGGCGAGGTGGCGCACGGCAATCATCCGGTGCTGACCTGGTGCGCGGCCAACGCGACGACGACGAAAGACCCAGCCGGCAATCGCAAGCTGGACAAGAGCCGCCAGACCGGCCGCATTGACGGCCTGCAAGCCATGGCAATGGCCTTTGGCGTGGCGACTCGTACCGAACAGGTCCAGGGGATTCCCGATGAGATTTTCTTTATCTGAGCGCGTGGGCAATGCCCACTTGTTCCGCGACGCCGCCGGCGCGATAGCCGGACGCGGATTAGACGGTGAGTGCCGCGTTCATGCAAAACCCCGTCAGCCGGTGGCCCTTGGATTTGGGGGCGCGACCGGCACCTATTCGATGGAGGAAATATGCGTAGCGGCGAAATGAGGCATCGGCTGTCGATCCAAGAGTATCGGTACGTCAGCCAAGACCCGGTGACCGGCGAGGTCATCTACGAGTGGGTAGAGATCGGCCACATGTGGGCCAAGGTCGAGGGCATCCAGGGCCGCGAGTTCCTGGCCGCCGCTGCCGAACAGGCTGAAACCACCTGGCGCATCATCACGCGCTACCGCACCGACATTGAGATCAGCCAGACCAAGCGGCTGGTGCTGGACGGCATGACGTTCGACATCAAAGCCAGCCTGCCCGACAACCGCCGCCGTCAGTTGGTGCTGATGGCCGAAACCGGAGTGGAAATATCGTGATTACCCTTGACCAAGCCAAAGCGCACCTGCGCATTACCCACAACGACGAAGATGCCGCCATCCAGGCCATGATCGACGCCGCAGAAGCGGCCGCCCTGGATTACCTGAACCTGGACGCCTTCGACAGCAACGGCACGCCGTCGCCGGTCCAGGCCGCCATCCTGCTGCAAGTGGGCGATCTGTACGAGAACCGCGAGCGCCAGGCCGACCGCCAGCTTTATGCCAGCCTGACCTACGAGCGCCTGCTGAACCCGTACCGGGCCATGGCCGTGTGAGTGCGGGTAGTTTTACGGGTAGCCGACCTTTACGCGATATGGAATTTTCCTATCAATCAGTGGCTTAGACGCAACATTCTATAGCCCCCGGCCCAAAATCCCAACCCTCATCGGTTGGGATTTTTTTTGGCTCATCGAGCATTACCGGGGAATGCGGCACGGATTTCCAGGAAGCAGTATTCGCGGACGTATCCATAGGCCAAGCACTCGACCC